ACTGATAGAATTAATACTTTATTAAAACTAGAATTTAATGTAAGTGGAAGTGAAGATACAATAGATTTTTCTACTGTTTTAAGAAGACTTCATGTTCAAAAACATAAGAGAGAACCTACACATTTACTCGATAGGCCAAAGTTATCAAGAGAATTTAAAAATATATTATTAGTTACTCAAGGAAAAAACCCAACAGTAGAAAGAGAATACGATAAGGCTATTAAGGAATTGAATGACCTCAATAAAAAACTAACTAGAATCTTGGGCTCTAAAACAATAGTAGAAGATACTATTACTGATTTAGAACAAATGTTGGGAGATTCAGACAAATTAGTTGCTAATAAATTAAAAAAATTAAACGCTGCTCTAAGAACCTTTGTATCGAGAGAGCGATTAGATAATGAAAAACTTTCAGGTAAACTCCAAGAACTTAAAGACTTTTCTAAGAATAGAGAAAAGTATGTTAGAGAGGCAACGGCAGAAATAGAAGAAGAACTTGAAATCGAAAAGAAAAAATTAGAACAACTTATTTTTGATTTAGATGCTGCTGAGCGAGTTAAACCAATCACTAAAGAATTTAAAAGAATAGTATCTATTTTTAGAGACTCAGACCCTATTGCCGCAGTTAAAGAACTAATAGTTGAAGGAATAAGTATTGTTACTTATCTTTCTATTAAGGCTAAAGTTCTTCAAAGGGTTGCTGGTAGTGCAGAAGAAGATATAGAGGAAGGACTTCAAGCCTATTTAGAAGATAATCCTGAAATCTCTCTTAGATTAGATTCTGATGGATTATCATTTGATGGTCTACCTACGGTAGATGCTAAGGCTATGAGCAAAATTGATGAAATATCTGACCAATTTGCTGTAAAACAAGGAGAATTAGAAGAAATAGTCAATAGACTAAATAATTTAATTGAAGGTCAAAAAACACCACCAGTTCCAAAAGAGGCGAAACCTACTGAAGAAAGCCGAAGAGTTACTTCAGAAAACAGCGAATTTAATATTCGAGATTACGTTTACGAAAAGCCGAAGGGGGAAGAATAATGACTTGGGATTATTACGGAGAAGGAGAAAACTTTATTCTTAAAGAAAAGAAACAAGAGCCTAAGAAACTCCTTGATTCATTAGATGCTAAAGGCAGAAAGAAACTTAAAAAGACTCTTCAATCTGCTGAACCAACCGAATTTTTTGGACAAGACTTTACTAAATTAGGTGAACTTATTGAGACACTTAGAGAATTAGACTTAACTAAGTCTGATAAGAAGTTAAATAAGAAAATGAAATCAATGGATGAGCGCAACATTGATATTGTAGCCACCGCTACTAAACTTCGTAAGGAGTATGAACTGCTCTACCGACAATTACGTGATTTAGTTTATCCATCAGGTAAAAAGGAGGAAAAAGAATGACAGACGAAAAAAGTATTAATGAAGACGTTTTAGCCATAATTAAAGCATTAGCCGAAAAGGTAGAAGTATTAGAAAAAACAATTTATGCAAAAGACAGTCTTTTAATGAAGGCTGGTCTTGTAGTAACTAATAGTCCAACACCTGCTATGGATAATTCTATTGGCGGTATTGATACAATTCCAACCACCGACGTATCAAGCATGGATTGGTCTGATATTCATAAGATGGTAGAAAGAGCAGGGGGTCAATGATATGCCTGAAAGAGTAACAAGAGAAGAAAGAAGAATTAGCATGGCTATTCAAAAAGCGAGAGATGCAAAGGAAGTTTTGTATCAATCAATAATGGATAATAACAGAAGTCCTATGAAAGATGAATCTGAACACGTTAAGATTAAGCGACCAAAGGCTGAAAAAGGCGAAGTAGACATTAAAACTAATGAAGGTACTCATTCTGGTTATGGTTTAGCAGGGCAACTTACTAAAGCAATTAGAATACTTAAAGCAGTAAAGGAATCTGATTACGAAACTAATCCTTTCTTAGATGACGAAAAAAGAAGAACTATTCTTAATTCCATTGACGAAACAGAAGCGGCTATTAGCGCACTTAAAGCAGGATTCACTAACCCTGACGCTGATAAAGAAGATAAAGAGGATATGAGAGAAATTTTTATCCAAATGAGTCGAGCAATATCACAATTAGAAAAAGAATTAGATGCAATACCAGAGCAAACTATGTTCTATGATTCAAAAAACTCCGAAAAAACAATAGACCCAGAATATCAAAGAGATAGATGATTAATATGAAATTAGCATCTATTGAGAAGGATAAACAACCTTCTCAAGAAATTCTTCGTCTTTTTGAAAAGACAAGAGTAGCATATCTATCTGCTATTCATGACCCTAAAGAGTATGGGGGTAGATGGAGAAATGCAGTTGATGTTATTATTAATTCTTATTCTGAATCAGATTCTGCTGGAAAAGAATTGAGAAATTTTATTGATGAAAAGGATTTAGAAGATAAAGACACTAAAGACCCTACTTCAAGACAAGCAAAGGAACTTTTTGATAATATTAAGTTATTAAGATACTCTTCTAGTTTAGTATCAGACCCTTTCTCTGAAATGTTTAAAGATAATGTTCTTGATGAATTACTAGATAATCCCGAAACTATGATTAAATTCTTACATTATGCTATGAGGGAGGATAGTAAAGCACTATCTGAAAGCATTTACAGCGTTAAAGACATGCAACCTGACACTATAACGGAGGGTCTTATGGGACTTGACCTAGAAGTGGATGATATTGCGCTCTATATTATTGAACATTATGGGGATGGAAAAGACTCAAAGAAAGTAGAAGCCAAAGTAAAGGCAGGTATGGATATGTTAGAACTACTTTTCTTTTCTAAGAATGATAAAGAAGAATGGAAAGACTTGAAGGACGTAGAGGGTATTGAAAAATCTGATGACGATGATGAGAAAAAATCAATTTCTCATTTTGTTATTCCCAATAAGCCAATGTATAGAATTTTTGATGTAGAGGATATTAATGAACTAAAAGGATTTAGTGGCAATTGGTATGTTCAAGAAAAATATGACGGTATGCGGGTGCAATTACATAAATTAGATGATAAGGTTACTATATATTCTTATAATGAAAAGGACATCACTAAAAAGTGTATGGCTCAAGTTAAAGAATTACAAAAGAAAGAATATGGTGATTGTATTTTAGATGGAGAATTGGTTTTGTTTGATGGAGAAGACCCATTACATAGAGCCGATACTGTTGCTCATGTATTTAAAAATAAATACAAAGATGCAACCCTTAAGTGTCATGTGTTTGACATTATACGACATGAATCTCAAACTTTGGCTGATGAAGAATTAGAAAATAGAATGACTATTTTATTCAATAATTACTCTTCTAAAACATGTGAAGCGATTGCTTATCCTTCAAAGAAAGATACTCGACAAGCAGATAGTTTAGCCGATATTGATAAGTATGCTAAAGAAATGATGGATATTCCTACATCAGAAGGAGTAGTAATCAAGGACTCTACTTCTACTTATTACATAGGTACTAAAAAGAATCCTAAATGGATTAAGTGGAAAAAATTTGTTGATTTAGATGTTATTGTTTTAGATAAGAAAAAGACTAAGAGTAATCTTTATTCTTATAATGTCGGTGTTGGGCCAATTCCTGATGATATGGAAGGACAAGAGATTGATGGTAGAAAATACCTTGATGTCGGTAAAGCGTTAAATACTAAGATTTCTGTGGGTGTTGGCGACATAATTAGAGTAAAGGTTGATGAAGTAAAGAAGAAAGGAGAAGGATTTAGTTTATTCTCTGCTAAAGTTATTGAAATTCCCGAAGTAGAATATCCTGATAAATTAGTTACTTTAGAATTGCTTTCTCAAGATACTAAGAAGTCTTTGAACTATAATGTTGAAGCCTTTAAGAAAGGAATTAAATTAACAGATTACATTCATGGAGAAACAAATGTTATAATCAAATCAGACTTAGATGGATTTACTATCTACGGTTATGAAGAAGATAATCTTATGTCAAAAAATGCTAATATGAATTTAGATATGTGGAAGCAACAGGCAATTGATATTATGAAATCAAAACAGAGTGATTTAACTATTGCTATATTTCATCATCTTAAAAATAATGGAAACCAAACCACAAAACAACTTCATAATTTTTTGAAGGAAAAACAACCTACATTATATGAAGATGTCCTTGATTCTGATGAAAAGAAACTAAAGAATTGGGCGACCAATAGAGATGGCATTAGTGAAATAGAAGGAAAAATTTCTGCTGATGACGATAAGATAATGCAAGAAGAAGAAATTAAAAAAGAATATAAAACTCCTAAAGAGTTACAAGAAGGTCAATTTAAATTATATGCTAGAGAAGATGATAATGTTACTTTAGCCATTAAGTTAGGTGATACCTCTATGTTCTGGACAATAGATATAGAAAATGAAGAAGAGATGTTTGATTTATTTGGTGCTGCTGGTAAATATCCAGCAGAAGTTTCAAAGAATATTGAAAGAGGAAAAGTTATTGATTCTGGTAAAATACGATTAGGTATTCAAAGAGATGGCTACCATGAGTATTTCTTAGAAGGTAATAAATTTGAGACTAAAATGCACTATCGGGTCATTAAGATAGAAGGTAAAGATATGTGGCTTACATGGACTGGGTTTAAACAAACCCCTGCTGATAAAGAAGGGGATAAAGGAAAATGGAATATCTATGAAGATAAGTATAATAAATTACCCCTACCTACTGAAAATTAGGTGTTCTTTATATACTCGTTATGGGTTAGTTTGGTTTGAGAAGAATGGTTTCTGCGGTGATGAATAACAACTCCACAGACTTCAGGATTCTCAAAAGCGACGAATTGATGATTGGAGGATATGCAAGCATTGAAATCGTCGATAAGCAAAATGATTTAATCACACTCAAAGCACTTAACGAAGCAGTTAGTAAATATATGGAGAACCCCAAGTTTAGAAACGTAATGACTAATCATTCTAATGTTCAAGTTGGGGAAGTAGTAAAAACATATAGAGATAAAAATGGAAAACTATGGAAAACCGAAGTTGATGATGTAGGATTCTTTGTTGTAATTAAGTTAAGAGATGATATTGAAAAAGCCAAAGAAATAAATAGAGGCATTAGAAAAGGTTCGTTAAGGTCATTTAGTATAGGTGGACAAGCATTAGAAAAAGTTAAGAAAAACCACCAAGAATTAGGCGACTATAACGAAATTAGTAAACTTGAACTACATGAAGTAACAATTTGTGAAAAAGGAATTAACCCCGAAGCAAGATTTGATATTCTAAAACAAGACAAAAAAACAAAAACAAAAAAGGTGAATAAAATGACCAAAATTGAAAAAGCATTGGAAGAATTAGACGCATTGATGGCAGAAGTCAATACGTTGAGAAAGGAAGAAGAAGCGAAGGAAGAATATATGCTTCCTGAAGATGAAGAAAAAGGAATGCCTATGATGGAAAAGGATGAAGAAGAAGAAGATGTTGAGATGCAATATGCAGATAACGAAAACAAAGCACTTCTTTCAACTCTTGATGGAGCAGGTGTAGAAATTGGCGAACCTGCTGATAGAATCGTTATCGACAACGGTAAGCCTAAAGCATCTGATTTGCCAGTTGTTAAGGCATTCGACAACAAAGAACTAGAAACCCTAGATTTGTCTGTTGGAAACATCGAGAAGGCTTACGAAGCATTCCGTCAAGAACAACTTGAAAAGTTGGCTTACGACAATCTCCAAAAGTCCTTTGAACAAAGATTCAAGACTGAAACTTCTACTCGAACTAATCTCATTGAAAAAGCAAACTATGATGCTCAAGCAGAAATTTTTGCTATGAAGAACGAGTTCTCACAATTAAGAAAGTCTTTGACAGCCGAGAAGCAAACAATTCTAAAGGCTCAAGAAGAGGCTACTGTTACACTCCCTAGTATGGATGAATTGGCTGAAATGGATTGGTCTGACATTCATAAAATGGTAGGAGGCGTTTAAAATGAGTTACATTAACACAATTGCAGATTTAGAAGCACAAACATACGGAACAGGCGCAACAGGCAGTATTAGCAATCAATTGTTAAAGGCTGCTGGAACAATTAGTGGTATTCATACTGCACACGATGGGGCATTAGGCGCACCAAGCGGTATTAACGCTAATCTTTACAATAAAGTTTATGGTCAAAAAGTTTGGTCAATGTTAAACCGAGAATGTAATGCATTGTCTGTTATCGCAAAGCGACCTTATTCCTCAAGTGGATGGAGAATCCTCTCAAAGCGAGCAGGTGGTGGAACTGGTAATTCATTAGATATTGCGGCTGCTGCTAATACTGCCCTTAATGATGCACTATATGGTGCTGATTCTCTAAGAGCAGACCGAATTGGTGGAGTACCTGAAAATGCTTCATTAGATTCTAATACAGATGGTTTGATTTCTATTGCTCCTGAATACGACACACTATTCACCAGCCCAAAGATTATTGCTCATCAATTCGCTTTCAGCGAACTTTCGATGGAAATGGCTCAAATTGATGATGGTATTGGTGATATTCGTGCTCAATTGAGAGAAGATATGGGTAAGCATCACGCAGAAGTTCAAAATTCAATGCTTGTTATGCCATTAGAATTTTATTCTCCTACAACTGCTTATGCAACAGCAAGTGGTATTGATAGAGGATATACTTCTCTTTTCAAGATTATCTCTTCAAGAGCAGAAATTGTTGAATTAGCGGCAAATACTGGCGGAAATCTTGTAGCAGGTGAAGATGACCAAGCAATTGACACACTTTACGGAAAGAAAAGAAGCGATACAATTGGATATATGGATGCAGAAGTTTCATTTGGTGATGGATATACTTCCGCAGAAGCACGACAATTGACTCTAACTACTATTAATGATATGGTTCGCAGACTTCGTGTTGCAGGTGGTTCACCAAAGGTTATTCTAACTGGATATGATACACTTCAAGTTCTTTCTGACTTATTACAGGCTCAAGAAAGATTCATGGACAGAAAGGAAATTGTCCCTACTGTTAATGGTGTTCGTGGTGTAAAGGGTGCAGAAGTTGGATTTAGAGTATCAACCTACTATGATATTCCTTTGATTCCTGTTGCGGCTATGCCTACTACTGGAAACAATTCAAGTTTGATTAGTGATATGCTTTTCCTTGATACTGACCATCTATGGCTTTCAGTTATGAAGCCAACTCAATACTTTGAAGATGGTATTTCAAACGGAAACCCATTCGGTGTTGGTTCTCTTGGAAACAAGGCTCTTTACCGAACAATGGGCGAAATGGGCTGTTCTTACTTTAAGGGTCAAGGAAAGATTACAAACCTTCTTTGAGGTGATTTAAATGACAGAAGAAGTATTTACAGTTACCCTTTTGGCTGACCATAAGGGAATAGCGAAGCCGAAGGTTAATGGTGATGAATACATGGTTGATGCGTTTGTTGATGTTTCAACCTATGATGCATCAGGCGTTGTATTTAGTGCTACTAATTTTGGTCTATCTTCAATTAGTTCAGTTACTCTTACAGGAACAAGTAATGTAAAGTTTTATCCTACCTTCGTAGTTTCGGGAACAGATGGTTCTTATACCAGTTCTTCAACATTTACTATGTTAATTGTTGATGCTTTACAGGCAACACCCGCAGAAGTCGCTGATGGTGGAACTCATTCAGGAATGCAATTCCGATTAAGAGTGTTTGGAAATCTTTGAGGTGTTTTAATTGGCAACAATTAAAATGGCTAGAAATGGCCGACATACTCAATTGGTTCTTAAAGGTGAAGTTCTAACTAGGAATAAACCACTTGAAAATCTATCGGTTGATTTTGTTTTAACTTTCTTAGGCGACCCATGCATGGTTATATCCTTTGAAGAGAAAGATAGAAAAGATTTGAGGGCTATTGACCCTTCAAGATTTGGTCGTATCTCTAAGGGATTACATTCTAAGATAACTACCCATGATGAATTATGTAAGTTATTGTTGCCTGTTAAACCAAAGGCAAAGAAAACTTTAAGTAAGCCTAAGAAATCTGCTTTGTCTGAATAATCCTAGCGATAGGGTTAATAGGGAGAGGCTTCATAGGTTGATTCAAGGGAGTTGCTGAAACATGGCAAGTTGTAGAAGTAGTGGAGTATTAACGGCAAGTGCAGTAGTTTCTGTTGAACGATGTAAATTAATGAGTATTCATGCTTGTTATACTGGAACAACTGGAACAACTACTGTTAAATTATTTGACAATACCGCCGCTAGTGGTAAAGAATTAAGTAGAATAATTCTTCAAGCCCCTTATGCGGGTGGCGGAGAAATGACCCCTTCTGCTACTATGGTTGAATTTGATATGCATGGTGTAATTGCTTCTAATGGTTTATATTTAGAAATATCTACTGGTACAGGAACAGGTGCGGCGGTTTCCGTTGAATTTTCTTAAGGTGATTATATGGCAGCATTAGGTCAAGATACTCGATTAGTTATGACAATTTTATTTGTCGGTGCATTAAGTGGAACAAATGTTTGGGCATACGCTACATTTGGAATGAATTTTCCTTATGGGGCATTAGCACATTCAGTTCTATTTGGTCTTGGAACAATAGGTTCTATTATGGTAATGAAAGCCATTTTTGATTTAGCCCTCAATGATAAAATAGAACTTTGGCTACTAGATAGAAAAATTGCTTCTTACTGGGAAAGAAAGGCAAGAGATGAACAACAAAGAGTAAAGATGCGTGATAGCGCAAAGCAATACAATACCAGTTTTTACCAACCTACTATTCAAGAAGAAGAGAATACTGTTGGTAATGAGTTCTTAGCCGCCCTTCAATGAGGTGGTTAAATGGTCGTTGCAGACTTACTGGGCTTTTCTGATTCAGATTATGCTTATAATCAACAAAGAGCGCATTCCGCAGATATTTTCTTTTTGAAAATGAGACTGTGGTTTTGGGGAAGTTGTTTTGTTCTATCCTCTTTTTTAATTGGTAATATTTTAGGAGTCTTTGATATTAATGTTATGGGATATATCGTAGATAACTTATGGAATAGTTGGTGATTAAATGTCGTTAATGACTGGGTTTGCTATCCTTGTAGGTGAAGCAATTATAGGATTTTGGAAAAAAGTCCACGCTATTAACTTTGGAGTTTATGGTTCAACAATGGTTGGAAAAACTACATTAAGCCAGCAATTAAGAACTAGAGGTGAAGTTCCACAAATCACTCATAGAACAGTTGGTCGTCATCGTGCTTCTAGGAAAACAGTTAAAATAGATGGTGATTCACATACAGTAAAAACCGCAGATATTGGCGGAGAAGCAATCTATTGGAAAGAATGGGAAAAAGATATGAAAGATAGAAGAGTCAAGTATATTATTTTTATGATTGACCATAGGCATTTAGATAGTGAAGCCAACTTAGACCATCAATTAGCATGGAAATTCATAGTAGATGTAATTGTATCTAGTAATTGGTCTAATGGTAAAAAGAAAAGAGAATCAGATTACCCAATAGCCATAGGGATATGGGCTAATAAATACGATATTTGGGGAAGTAAATACCCTTTGGAAGATGGACAACCAATAGATAAACATAGCATATTTGAACCGTTTAAATACGGAATGAGAAAATTAAATGATAAAGGAATACCTTGTTTTAAATAT